AACTAAAGAAGAATGTTATACCTGAGATAGCATCTCGTGGTTACTTCAGAGGGTACGATGGACGCAAGGTTGTAGTACCTAACGACCACAAGACACTAGCAGGTATGCTACAGAATGGCGAGACACTTGTGATGAAGTACGCTACAAGACGGTTGCGTGAGCAGGCAAAGCAAGAGGGTCTTGACTTTAAGATATGTACATGGGTACATATCTTAAAGTCAAGACCCTCTTGCTTTGCTTGTTCACGCCACCGTCTTGTAGCGTACTTCATTACAAGTGTCTCGCCATTCTGTAGCATACCTGCTAGTGTCTTGTGTTCGTTGGGTACTACAACCTTGCGTCCATCGTACCCTCTGAAGTAACCACGAGATGCTATCTCAGGTATAACATTCTTCTTTAGTTTAGCTAGTCCTTCGATGCTGTTAGTAAAGTTAGACACTGCTTTGTTTGCCTGACCCATACCTGTCTTCAGTATCTGTGCGATCTTTGCTGTACCTGCACCAAGTAGGAATGCATAGATGAATGTCTTAGCCATGTCTCTAGTGATATGATTCAGACCCAGAGCCTTGCGATTAAGGTTGTGTATATCTGTGTCGTCTTCTTTCTTACCTTCGATAATAGCCTTGACATACTGCTTACTCTCCATGATGTCAGCAAGTATCCGAAGTTGGATTCCTGCAGCATCCGTGCCAACAAGATAGCAGCCATCAGGTGTTGTCCATAAGTCTCTAAACTGTCCATCGTAATCTGCCTTTACTTTATCTACAGCAGTCTTAGCATCACCATGATACACACTTGGTATGTTACCCATGTTAGGGTGACGGTGTGCCATGCGTCCTGTCCATGATCCTATGTGCATGAACTGACCGTGGATGCGTGTATCCCTGCTACTCTCCACTGCCTGTAGCCACTCTGTGAGTGTGCTTCTACGTCCCTCTAGGGTCAACCACTCAGCCAGTGCCTTTGCCCCCTCTGGTGCGCTCTGAGGCAGCGTGTTGAGGTTCTCCTCTGATACTGTCCAACCATACTTCTTGTAGTAGTCAAGCTTCTCTGTCTGTTCCTTACGGATAGCCTCACGGTGACCAACTGTTTTATCTACAGGATTCCAACCTGCATCCCACAATCTCTCGACTCGTTGCTTAGTAGAACCTGGGTTGAACTCTACGTAGTCGTAGCACTCTAGCATATCGTCAACAATCTTTGTCTCAGGGTATGAGTTGAGTGCAGTCTCTACATTCTTGAATAGGTTACCGTCTTCCTTGACACGGTACTTGATAGTCTTGATTAGTTCTAGCTTGGGTGGGAATGCCTGATGAATACGTTCCTCTAGTTCTTGTAGTCGTTTAGTAATCTCTAGATGCAAACGATTCGCAGTTGCAATGTCGAACTCAAACCCACCCTCGTGCATCTCCTGACAGATGATTGCTACATCATGTTCGAGGCGCATAGACTGTGACCAATCCTTGTCCTTGATCTGCTTAGAGAAGTGATCGAATAGTTTCTCTGTTACCTCAACGTCACGGTGACAGTAGTCTAACATCTCTTGTGTCAGGCCACCCTCGAAGTCCTTGAAGTTATCCTTCGGGAAGCCTAGCTTCTCACCCCATGTACCTAGACTGTGTGATCCAATACCGAAGTCAAGTAACATAGACACAACCAAGGTATCAACAATCTTCTGCATGTCAATGACTTGTCCTACAATCCTGTTGATTACAGGCGCATCGAAGTTGATGAAGTTGTGACCAACCCAACGTGTGACACCCTTGGCGTACTGCTTGAACCGATCACGTTCCTCTTCGTTCTCATGTAGGTTGACGAACTGGTGTGTCTTACCTGACTCTTTCTCTTTCACACAGATACACCATAACTTGTCAGGGGTCAGGCTCTCTGTCTCTATGTCTGCGAATACTATCATTCAATTCTCCTATCCAGTGCGTCACATCATCATATGGGTTAGCTCCATCGTCCTCTATCTTCTGAGAGTTTGAAGCTTGCCTCGTCGAATCTGAGCTTCCCTGCGAATCCTGTTTTACCTGCAGGTCTGTTCTTGACGAGGAGTAGTTTCGTTGTGTTCCTTTCATCACGATCCTCTGCCATCTTATCACGTTCTAGTTTCACTACAACAGATGCACGTTTCGCAATGGTTCTGCAATCTCGTACCTGTCCATCATCATTCTCATGGGCGATGGTTACGATACCCACGTTTAGTTCAGAGGCAATGCGAGATAACTGTACTGACAAAGCAGACAACCATTTCTCTACTGACTCCTCACCCTTACGAGAGTAGGCTAAGTCTTGTATCGGTTCAAAGAATACATAGTCTACTCCACATGCCTCACGGAAATACCTGATCTTTTCTAGGATGTCCATAGGGTCTTCGTCTACTGCGATCTGGAACTGGAACAGGCGTTCATCTTGTGATAGTTCGATGATAGCTTGTTTGACTTCCTCTTCCATATCGTGTTCTTCTATCAAGTCTTTGCGTGTCAGGTTCATGTTCAAGTGATACGACACTAGACCTAACACACTTCGCTTCTCTGTTTCTTCGAGGTGACAGATAGCAATGCTTGTATCCTTGTGCTCAGTCAAGACGTGGTACTCTAGGTAACGCATGAACTCTGTCTTGCCGATACCTTCGGGTGCTTGGAACACAGTGAAGTGTCCTTGCATCAGACCAAGTGCAACATCATCGAAGGATTCGATACCTGTCGATACGTATACTGCATCGTCCTGCTTCTCGAACAACTCAAGGAACTGTTCAGGTGTGCTACGAATGTTGTCAGGTGTATACCGTTTAGCATTGTAGAATGCAGCAGCGTAGCTAGGTTTAGCACCTGCCTCTAGGAACTCGTTAGCATCCTTGAACTTATCGTGTATGATCTGGAATGTTTTCTTCGGGAACAGTGCGCCGATCTTGGTAGCCAATGCACGTCCTGCCTCGTCGTTATCTACTGACAACACAATCCTGTCGAAGCTATCTATCCACTCCTTTGCTTTACCCTGCCACAGTTTCTGGTTAGGTGTAGCACTAGGCACGGACACACAGGGGTACTTCTTATCTAGCATCTGGAATGCAGACATAGCATCTAGCTCACCCTCGCAGATCACGATAGACCTAGCTGACCCTGCGTTGAACTTATCCATACCGAATAGTTCATCAGTCTTGAATCCCTTGTCTGTCTTGAATCCTTTCTCCTTCGTGTTGCGTACCTTACGGAATCCTGATGGGTACTTGTACACCTGATTGAATCCGAATGTCTGTACATCATAGAACTCCATGACATCCTTACGTACACCACGGTAAGCCTCGTAGTCACCAAGTCCTTCGATCTCTGTGGTCTTGATTGTCTGTACTGATACTTGTTTTAGTTCTTGCAATGGATAAGTCTCCTTCGCCCAGGGTTTCAGGCTCATACCTTTACTTGGGTAGCCACGGTCACAACTATGGCAGTACCCTGTCATCTTCTCTGTGTTGTATGCGAAGGCATCTGAACTCTCGCAGTCTGCATGTGGGCAGGGTTGATGTGTTACTTCTCTAGCACTATGCATCATTCATACTCCGTCAATTCCATCTTGCTTTCTATCCAATCATATACTTCTTGAATATCTAACTCTGCTGCTGCACAGTAAATGACTAGCTTTAGTCCTTCTTCTTGTATAAGCTTGGCACAATTAGCATTAAGATGAAACTGGTAGGTTGCGCTACCATCCTCTTGTGCTTCCACTCTTTCTACCCCAATCATTTCTTTATCATCCATGTCTTAGTGCGCTCCATGATACAGGGAACAGACGTTCCATCTCCTCGTCGATAGCATCAGCTACAATGCGTGACTCTCGTTGTGTGTCGTCAGTGCATCGTAGGTTACACATGTCAACGAATGCGTCAAGACTACCTGACCAGTACCACTCTGTCATCATAGACTGTGGTAGTACCATACGTGATTGCTCTTCGCATACACCTAGCTCTAGCATACGGCGGTAGGTACGTGCTGCACCCTTGGTCAGTTGCTCATACTTGTTAGCTACAGGCTTACGTTCTGCATTACCCATAAACCCACCGCTACCTTGCTTCTTATCGTCTGCTGCCTCACGCCACTGAGGTACATAAAACTCAGGCTCAGTCTTTACGTAGCGTCTACTGATCTCGTTCCAACGTAGGAACTTATGCTTGACTAACTGACGTGCTACAAACACAGGTGCTTTCACGTGGAAGGATGCGAAGCAATGTCCGAATGGGCTGATGTGTTTGTGCTTTGCAAGGTACTTGATCAGCTTATCATCCTTGAACTGTAGTACCTTCGGCTCACCCATGTGTACCCTAGGCATGTAGTCTGACTTCTTACCGAAGCTAACACGTGCAGCGTTGACTACAGTCAAGTCATCTCCCATGTGATTGATATATGTTACTTCAATCATTTGTTCACCTCACTCCACGCAATCCACGCAAACCCACCTATGATTAAAACTAATATCGCTATTGCTGTAAGCATTAAAACATTACCTCACCGTTCTCGTCATAAGGACTACGATAGTACCCCTTCATCATACATTCCTGACGAGGATCAAAGTCATCATCGTCATCCTCTAAGTCTAAGTCTACTGGTGTCATCACACCAATCTCACGCATAAAAATTTCTAGTTCAGTTGCTAATGCTGTGTTCATGTTTGTACTCCTCATACTTATACGTTACTACGAACAGGACTGTGTGTCAACTACTCTTTGTACTTTTCTTTTACGTTGAACAAAGATTCCAACTCACCTTGCACGTCATCAATTTTG